AAGGCAGAGGCCAAGAGGAGAGGCATCAACATGCCAAACACATCAACCAAGCAAGACTTAATACAAGCCCTCTCATGAAACTTTGTGCTCCAATCCCTGTTTTTGGCCGTTTTCCTCTTGTCAGACTAACAATCTCCAGATTGATAAGGCAAGGTGTTATTCCGATAATTATCGGCCATGAGAAAGAAGCTATGCAGATAGCAGAGGAATTCAACATTGAGTTTATACCAATCAGCAATGATCCTCTTGGCAACAAGTGGAATGCTGGATTCATGGCTTGCCAGAATTATTCTCCTGATGGTGTGATATTCATGGGCTCCTCTGACTGGTGCTCTGATAATTACCTTGAGCTTGTGTCTGATGCCATCAATGACTTTCCATTCATTGGAATGCTTGGCTGTCACTTTGCAGATGTATCTGATGAGGTGAGGCTGGTCCATTGGCCAGGATATGCCAAAGGACAACGGCAATATGAGCCAATCGGCATTGGCAGAGTGCTCAGATCTGATATCCTTACCAAGATGAACTGGTGCCCATTTGATCCAAGGCTGTCATCAGGACTTGATTGGTCAATGTATCTCAAGGCCATCAGACTCATTGAGGAGCTGGCTGTGATCAAGGATGAGGAGAAAGATATCAGGCTCTTGTCAATCAGCACAGATAAGTGGATCAACAAGCATAAATTCTCTGATCACTGGTCAGGATCTCTCAAGTCAACACATATGAACAATGAGCTGTTAAAAAATAATTTTGAGGAAATATTCACACTATGAATCAGGCACACATCTCAGAGTCTCTTGCTGGACTTGATCAAGGACTGATTAAGAAATACAACCTGGTGCCGTACAGCAACTTTCTCTTTCCAGCAATATTTATGGGTATGTACAGAGATGAGGATTTCAACCTATTCTCAAAGCACATTGGAGGAGCCACAATCATTTGGTTTGGATCAGATGCCATGGATCTCAGAGAGGACTGGGTTGATACAGTCAATTCAGCTGTGAACATTGCTGTATCTCAGAGAGTGGCTGATACACTGGAGAGCAAGGGAGTGGATGCCATTGTTTATCCATTCAATGCTGTTCAGCCAGAGATGTGGCCATGTCTGCCTAATGGTGACAAGATATTCTGGTATTCTGGCAACAGCCCAGAATTCTATGGTCAACAACTGATCAATGAGATCAAGGAAAGGATTGACATTCCAATCATCAGAGCTGGATATGACACGTTCACAAGAGAGGAGCTTGTCAGTGTATACTCTCAATGCTTCATTAATCTGAGACTGACTCCGCATGATGGTTGCCCAAATACCAACATTGAGATGGGCCTCATGGGCCGTAGGTCAATATACAATGGTGATCTGCCAGCATCAATCTCCTGGCATTCAGTGGATGACATATGTGAGAATATCTTGCTTGAGTATTCTCTGAGAGAATTTAGTAATAAAGAAGTATCAAAAATTTATCATACATTTGTGAATTATGAAAGAATGTCAACGCTGTTTATTTAATGACTCCTTTGCAGAGATAGGAGAGCATCAATGTGAATATTGTGATCTCCATGATGAGCTGGAGAGACAAGCATCAGGACCGGGAGCCCTGGAGAATCTCCTGGAATCCATCAGATGGTATGGCAGAAAAAAGAAATATGACTGTATCATGGGAATCTCTGGAGGTGTGGACTCCTCAACATTGCTGTATGCAGCGGTCAGACATTGGAGGCTCAAGCCCTTGGTCATTCACTTTGACAACAACTGGAATGCTCCAGAGGCAACACACAACATGACTCAGCTGGTCCAAAAGCTCGGAGTTGATTGCATCACATATCAAGTCAACAAGGCAGAATACGACAGGCTCAATGATGCATTCCTTTGGGCTGGACTCCCTGATGCAGATATACCAAACGACATTGCAATGACCAAACTGATGTATGACACAGCTCACAAGTATGGCATCAAGTACATTCTCAATGGCCATGATTTCAGAACAGAGGGATCAACACCAAAGGGATGGACATATATGGATGCCAAGTACATCAGATCAGTATATACAAGATTCACAGGACTGGAGCTCAACAACTATCCTTTGTTCACATTCAAGGACCAATTATTCTATGCTCTTGTGGGTATCAAGAATGTGAGGCCATTCCATTACAAGTGGGACCGTGAGTCAATGGAGGCTGAGATGAAAAGATTCATCAACTGGCAAGATTATGGAGGCAAGCATTGTGAGAATGTTTATACTGAGTTTGTCGGATCATATCTCTTGCCTGTAAAGTTCGGCATTGATAAGAGGATTGTGTATCTCTCAGCACAAGTGAGAAGTGGCAAGCTCAAGAAAGAGGAGGCAATGGCTATATTCAACAAGCCATCAACATTCGACACAACCAAGCTCGGAGCTGTTGAGCAGAGAATCATGAAGCTGATATCAATCAGAAAGATGGACAGAAAGAACTTTGACAAGTATGATTTCAAAAAGTACAGATCACTGATCTGGATACTTGCAAAGCTCAAAGTTGTGCCATATACGTTTTACATCAAATATTGCAAATAATGCCAATACCACAACCAACACCACAAGAGACAAAGGATGAGTTTATCCAGAGATGCATGTCAGATGATAAAGCCGTTGAGGAATTTCCTGACAACTCTCAGAGATTTGCAGTGTGCAATACTCAATGGATGGAGAACAAATTCCAAGAGATTAGAACAAACTTATATAATAATAAATAATCTGTCTATTATATTTACATAATAGAGAGATATAATCATGCCTAATTATGTCAAACACACACAGAGATATTGACATTGAGAAACTCAGAGAATTAGCCTGGAAATATATTGATGAATGTGAATCAGCAACTAAACAGGTTGTTGTTAATTCTGGAGTGCATGAAGTCAAAGACAGAGTCATTCCAGATGTCAGACATTTCTTGAGGATATGGATGAGAAAGCAAGACTTTGAATTTTATCAAAAGAGTCAATATTACAGAGCCCTAAATGATGAAACACATCCATTATGGGACACAATAAAAAATATACAAGAGGACTTTAAATCTCTTGGCATTCACATTGTTGCCAATGAAGGCAAGGGAATATTCTACGGAAAGAATTTTCTTGGCATGCATGACCGTCAACAGATTGAGACAAGAGATGTTGACAAGTTTGATTTTGAATGAGTACAGTCAAAGGGTACAAGCCACATGACAAACAGAGAGAGATACATGATGCCATCAACTATGGTCATGAGAAATACTATGCTCTCAACATTGGCCGTCAGTTTGGCAAGACCTTGCTTGGAATCAACCAGCTCCTTTGGTGGGCCATCAATGACAGAGGGTGCCGCATTGCTTGGGTAACTCCAGTATATAAACAAGGAAAGAAAGTTTTTGCAGATCTTGAGAGAGCTGTTGTCAAGAGCAACCTGTTCACATTCAACAGATCTGATCTGATGGTCAGTGGTTTTGGATCAACCATTGAGTTCTTTTCTGGTGAGAGACCAGACAACATCAGAGGGAACACCTTTGACTACATGGTTGTGGATGAGATGGCATTCACCAGGCCAGAGTTGTGGGATGAGGTCCTGAGTGCAACAGTGATGGTCAAGGGCAAGAAGGTGATATTCATCTCAACACCAAAAGGCAAGAATCATTTCCACAGGATCTGTATGCAACACAACTATGATGAGAGGTATGCATACCATCATTATTCAAGTTATGACAATCCGATGATTGATCCAAGGGAGCTTGATGAGAGGAGGAGGTCCTTGCCTGATCATGTATTCAAACAAGAGTACCTTGCCGAGTTCATTGACAATGCATCTGGCTTATTCAAGAATGTGGCTCAATGTGTCAAGCCAATCTCTCCAGGTTCCAAGAGATATGCTGGCCTTGACATTGGCCGAGCTGATGACTACACTGTGCTCAACATATTGGATGAGGATGGTCAACAGGTGTACGTCAACAGATGGAGGCATGATGAATGGAACAAGATCATTGACAAGGTTGCTGATGTCATCAACAAGCACAGGGCCACAACATTGATTGAGGTTAATAATCAAGGGGATATATTCCATGAGATGCTCAGAGACAAGTGCCGCAATTTGATTGTGCCATTCACAACAACATCCAAGAGCAAGCAAGTCATCATTGAGGATCTTGCCATTGCCTTTGAGCAGATGGAGATATCTCTCCAGGATGAAAGCTGGCTTGTGGATGAACTCGAGAATTTTACCTATATTTACAACGTCAACACAAGAGCTGTTCAGTACAGTGCTCCAATAGGGATGCATGATGATGGTGTGATGAGCTTGGCTCTTGCTTGGCATTGTCGCAAGACACAACAGAACAAAGGCAGATACCAAGTGATCAGAGCATGAAAGATATCAACATAAAATTGCCAGCAAGCATCAAGGAATGCGGAGCTGATATGATGTACAAGTGGTTGATGGTAAGTGACACATTATCAACCATTAATGAGAGGTCATTGACAGAGATACTTGAATTTCATTGTCAAGTTGTGAGCATATTCTCCAGGTTGCCAGTGAACAAAGTCAAGAAGGCTGTGCCTGATTCCATCATGGAGGCAAGCAAGCATATCTTTACAATCATCAGCCAATACCAACAGAAAGAGCCAGAGGAGGTCATTGAGATCAAGGGCCAAAAGTACAGGCTTGAGAAAAACTTTGCCCATGTCACAACAGGTCAGATCATTGACTTGAAATTGATTGAGGACATCAGTGCTGATCCTTGGGCTCCATTGTCAATCATGTATGTTGAGGATGGGATGGAATATTGCCAAGAGGATGAGAGAGGCCGAGTGCTCAATCCTAATGAAAAAAGATATCTCACATTCAGAGAGCATTTTCCTGGTGATGAGTTCTTGAATTTTTACGCTTTTTTTTTGGACAGCTTAGACAAGCGGAGGCTCGCTATTTTGGGGATACAGACAGCGAGGATGATGATGGAGAGGATGATACTGGAGCAAGAGTTAAAGATTCAGAATGGTTCCTCTGGACAGGAATCATCCATAGATTATCAAGAGAGATGGGATGCAGTGTGGAAGGAATTACAAAACAGCCATATGTGAAAACATTGTTCTGGATGAATTATTTCAAGATTGCTGATGAACAAAAACGCATAATAAACAAAGAGCATGGCTGATGAATTTGACTTTCTTGACCAGTTTGGTGTCTCTGAGAGTGATGCATCTCAGCCAACCAATGCATATGAGAGATTCATTCTTGATCTTGCCAACAAGGTCACAGAGGATCTGAGAGAGTCAATCTCCAGCAAGGCAAGGAACACAGGGGCCTTGGCTCAGTCAGTTGTTTACTTTCCAACAGGACAGTTGAGTTTTGAGATCCAGGCTGATGATTATTACAAGTTCATTGATGAGGGTGTCAATCCAGTTGGCAAGAGTTTGTATGATACACCTTATTCATTCCAATATCCTGGAGTGAGCTCCAATCATGCCAAGGCCATCCAGCAATGGAAAGGCATGGACATGTCACAGGCCTATGCAATAGCAAGCCATATGAAGACAACATCAGGACTCAAGCCAAGGAACATAACAACAAGCACAATCACTGATGATTATCTTGAGAGGATTGCCTCTGACCTGGCAACAGTGACAGGATTGCTCTTTGATATCACATTCACTAAAAACACAAAAACATGGCAGTAACAATATATGATGAGCCACAAAAATACAGCACAGCTGGGAATCCTTTGATGTTCACATTCTCATCAGATGAGACAGCACAACCTAATTTCTCATTCATTGTTGAGGTGTATGTGAATGGATCATTGCATTCAACACATCAGGTGTTCAGACAATTCAACACCTTGAGCAAGTTTGATTGTTCTGGTATCTTGGCATCAACGCTGTCAAGCCCTTTGATTGTGGATGGCACATTGACAACATTCTATGATTCAGCAATCAATGAATATTACATCATTGTTTATGAGAAATATGGAACAACACCAACAACTCAAGATGATGAAACCAGCTCAACATTGTATGCATTCAATGGCTCATTGAGGCATCCTGATTGGATTGACTTTGATTATCAGAATTATAATGCAGATACCAACAACAGCACATCACCAAGATTGTTCTTGACATCATGGCCAAGAGCCAAGAGATATTATTGTGGCTTGGATGAGAGGGTATTCCTGGGCATCATCTGTGATGACACAGGGATGAATCTCAGAGTCAGAATATATAACAGTTCAAACACACAGATTGCAACAGATCTTGTGGCTGTGACCTTGAGCAACTTTATTGTGTTTGATGCATCACCATCAACCATCATTGCAAATACCAGCATCACACAAGGCAACTTTGATGCGGCTGCATATTACACCATTGAGGCAAGGCCAACAGGAGGAGGGGCTTATTCTGGAGCATCAGAGGCTTTCAGAATTGACATTGATCTTGAGTGCCACAGATATGACACCAAGAGATTACACTGGCTCAACAAGTTTGGTGTGTGGGATTCATTCACCTTCACCTTGGTATCTGTTGATTCAACCAATGTTGAGAGTTATGGATATCAGAGAGAGAAGGGAGTCTGGGATAATACATCATATACTTATCCATTGTATCAAGGTGAGAGAGTTACCTTTGCAAAGAGGGCCACAGATCAGCTGATTCTGAACAGTGACTGGATCAGTCAAGAGGTCCAGCAATGGCTTGTGAGGAGCTTGTATGAATCACCTGTTGTATATCTTGAGCAAGAGAATGGCACAGAGTTCGAGCCAGTGAATATCACCAACAGCTCATATCAATTCAAGACAAGGAGGAGAGATGGCTTGATACAAGAGCAGATCACCATTGAGAGAACATATTCATACACATCACAACTTAACTGATGGCTGGAGAACTTTACATAAATGACAGGCTTGTTGACCTGGATCAGAGCATCCCATTTCCATTGACATTCAACATCAGTGACATCAAGGATCTGACAGCAAGGAAAGGCAACAAATCAAAGACAATCACCTTGCCAGGGACCAGGAGAAATTATGAGCTTATGCTCTCAGTATTCACCTTGTCATCCATTGACAAGATCTCAGATGTTGAGAGTGATTTCATTGACTTTGATCCAAGCATCAAGGCAAGTGCAAGGTATTATCAGAATGGCTTGCTTGAGTTTAATGGAGTGGCACAGCTCATGGAGTGCAAGCTCTCTGGAGGAGTTTGGTCCTTTGATGTGACTCTTGTGAGTGACACAATTGACTATATCTCCAGGCTTGCCAAAATTAAGATCAATGAACTTGGATGGTCAGAATACAACCATGCCATGACATTGAGCAACCAACAGAATTCATGGAGTGGATTGATTGAGCTGAATGGCTCACCAGCATATGTGTACAACTCACCAGACTGGGATGGCCGAGGTTATTACTACGGCTTGATTGATTACGGGTACACAAGACCAACGCCATCCACGTTTGGTGTTGAGCACATCCCTCCTCAAGTTTTCGTTTATGAGATCCTTGAGAAGGCATTCACATATGCTGGCATTAAATGGTCCAGCACATTCCTTGAGAGCCAATTATTCAAGAGGCTGTTGATGGCCTATCCTGGAGGAGATCTGCCAACCATTGATGCAACACAGAGTGATAATGACTCAGCATTCACAACAGAGCAGAACAACACTGGAGGATTCATCATCAACGGCACAACACAGGGATATGGCAATGGAGTTTGGTTTCTTAATGATCTTGCTTTGCTTGATGATTATGATGGATCTGTCAATCAGGACAATCTTGGTCAGATTCAGACAACAGCTCCTTTGCAGTTTGTTGCCGCAACAGAGGGCTTATTCACCATTAACTATCTTGGTGATCATGACATCACCTGGTCAACAGGAGGCTCATTGATGTATGGCAATTACAGATTGCAGTTGTTGATATTCAAGAATGGCAATGCTGTATCTGGTGATGTAATTTATGAGGGCCTTCTTGAGGGTGCCTCAACAGGTTACTCTTTGACATATTCCTTTGATTACACCAGGGAAATAAACATGCTGATCAATGATGTCTTGACTTTCAGATTAGGATATCAGTTGATTGAGCCACAAATAATTGGAGGAACACCAGGCTTGCAAGGCATCACAACACAGATTGTGAGCAACACAGCTGATCTGAATATCACAAGGAATACTCAAGTCTTGGCTCCTGGAGGTACAGTTGAGCTGAGTGCATTCTTGCCTGATATGACTTGTGATGTGTTTTTCAAGGGTTTGATTACGGCATTCAATCTGTATGTCAAGCCAGCAACATCCTCACCATCATATCTGGAGATTGAGCCCTTGGCTGATTTCTACAATGCATCTGGAGATGCTCTTGATTGGAGCCATCTGATTGACAGGAGCAAGGATATCACAGTGACTCCGACAATCAATTTTAGTGCTAAGAATTACAAGTTCAATTTTGAGGAGGATGATGACTATTGGAACACAAGATACACTGATGATGTTCAGAAACAATATGGTCAATTCTTGGTCCAATCTCAGAGCCAATTTGCTGTGGATGATACAGAATTCAAGTTGCCATTCAGCCAAAAACTATTGGCAAGGATACCAGAGGATTCTCCATCATCATTCACAGATCTGATTGTGCCGAGAACATTCCAGGTGAAATTCAATGAGGATGGCACCAGTCTAATTGAAAAGAAAAAAGGTAAGCCCTTCATTGTGCAACTTGGTGGCTTGAAATCTGGAGAGTGGGAACACAGGGATGAGAGTGGTGTTGACAGCAATGAGACATCCTATCCATATGTGGGCCATCTTGACTCTCTTGATTCACCTTCATTTGATTTCAATTTTGGGGTGCCTGACTATGTATTCTGGTCCACATCAACATATACAACCAACAACTTGTATTTGTATCATGAGAGATTCATCAAGGAGCTGGTGAGCAGATTTGGAAAGCAACTGACTTGCTCAGCAATGCTTGCACCAGAGCACATCAATTCTCTTGATTTCAGAAACTTAATCAACATTGATGGAGTTGTGTACAGATTGCAGAAAGTTAGTGATTATGACAGCGGAAAAAATACAAGTACACAAATAGAACTGATTCGCATAATACAAGGAGAGGGAATACAAACAACAACGGTTGTGCCTCCTTATGATCCATTCACTGATCCTGAGGCAAGATTCACACAGGATGATGAGATAAGGATCACACAGGATGGCACCATCAGAGAAATTCAAGCGTAATGGGAGTAAAGATTCAAGATTTAACATCCTTAGCAACCAGCACCTTTGCTGACAATGACATCATTGAGATTGAGCAATATGTCTCAGCTGGGGTGTATGTTTCAAGAAAGATGACAGGAGCTCAGATCAGAGAGGCCATCAAAACCTATGCTCTGAACATTGTTGAGTACACAGCAGCCTTGACAACATTGCAACTCAGTGATGCTGGCAAGTTGCTCAAGTTGACAAATGCTGGAGCCAATGACTTGAGAGTGCCAGCTGAATCATCTGTGAACTTTCCAATAGGAACACAGATATTGTTGATTCAATATGGAGCTGGTCAGACAACAGTGACAACATCAGGAGGAGTGACATTGAGATCCTCTGGTGGCAAGACAAAACTTTCAGCACAATATGCAGAGGCCTCATTGATCAAGATTGGATCAAATGAGTGGGCTCTTGCTGGTGATATAACAACGTAAAATAAAAATAAAATGAGTACAGATTTAAGTGTAATTTCAGCAAGTCAAGGAACATTCATTGTGAATGATACAACAGAGAAAACAATTCTCCATGATGCCATTGTTGTGCTTGAGGACACAGTATTCAACTCCATCAAGATTGGAGGAGTTGATGTGAAATCAAGTTACATTGCAGCCACAGGAACAGCTGTGAAAGCTGGAGCAATCATCAGGCCAACAGAGGCACAGAAATTCAGTGCAGTTGATTTAGTATCAGGATCAGTTTGTTTAGTATTATGATAGGTTACGGAAATAGTATGTTCTTAGCAACACACGGAATATTAGCGAGGACTGCATCAGGAGGAGGAGTGGACCCCGATGCACAAGCATTCATAACAGCAGCTTCAATAACAGACCCTACTCAACAAAGTGCAATAAATACTTTGGTAACTGACTTAAAAGGATATTCTATTTGGAGTAAAATGGAAGCCTTATATCCAATGGTAGGTGGAACAAGTACAGCTCATAAGTTTAACCTTAAGAATCCTTTAGATACGGACGCTGCCTTTAGAATGACATTTCATGGTGGTGTTACTCATTCAAGCAATGGAATTACATTTGCTACAAATGGATATGCAAACACTAAATGGTTGCCAAGTGTAAATAGCACAACAAGCAATGTTAGCGGTGGTGTTTATTCAAGGACTAATTTAACAGCTGATTCTGCTACATTTGGTTCTTTGAATGCTGCATTTCAAGGTTTTGGTTTGATTCCAAAATTTTCAAATAATATTACTTATTATTGGGTTAATAATGACCTAATAAATGGAGGCACTAATCTTGTTGCAAATACAACTGGTTTTTGGCATATAAACAAAGATAGTTTAACAGTTTCAAGATTGTACAGAAACGGGTCATCTATCAATTCATTCACAGGTGGAAATCAAGTTGCACCAGCTTTTGCAGTTTTTTTAGGTGCAAGAAATTACAATGGAACAGCAGACCTTTATTTCAACGGAACATTAGCTTTTGCATTTTTAGGAGATACATTAGATTCAACCGAAGCAGCTAACTTTTACACAGCTGTACAAGCATTTCAAACTACTTTAGGACGTAGCATAGGCACTCAAACAGTAAGTGATGCTGATGCACAAGCATTTGTTACTAACGCAGGTATAGTTGACCAAGTAGAAGCTAACGCAATAAACAATTTAGTAATAGGATTAAAAGCTGATAGCTTGTGGACTAAGATGAAAGCAATCTATCCTTTTGTTGGTGGAACAAGTACAACGCATAAATATAATCTTGTTAATCCATTAGATACAGATGCAGCATTTAGATTGGTTTTTAATGGTGGATGGACTCATTCAAGTACGGGAGCTTTACCTAATGGAACTAACGGATGGGCAAATACTTATTTAATTGCAGATAATACATTAAATATTTCAAGCGGTCATTTATCAATATATTCAAGAAGTAATTTAAATGGTGGTTATGACATGGGGTGTTTTACAGCATTTGTTGGTGTTGCTGAAAACACATTGATTTCAAGATGGACTGATAATAAATTCTATGCTAATTACGGATTACAGACATATCCAAATGTAGCAAATACAGATTCAAGGGGTTTATTTATAGCCAATAGAAATTCTGCTACAAATACAACAGGTTATAAAAACGGAAGTAAAGTAATTGATACAGCTCAAACAAGTTCAAGATTATCATTAAAGATAATGCCAATAGGTGCGTTAAATAATGATGGCACAATGCAAAACTGGTCTAATAGACAATATGCCTTTGCCTCAATAGGTGACGGCTTAACAGATACCGAAGCAACCAACCTAAATTCTCGCGTAACCACATTCCAAACAGCATTAAATAGAAACGTATAATGAAACTAACAGATTTAACAACAGAACAAAAAGCTACCTATGTCGGACTATTGACAGAGGTACAAAAAGACGAATTAATCGGTCAATGGTATGCACCTGACAGCTACTTTAATCCTATCCAAGACCTTAACGACAACTGGGTAATATCAATTGAAGAAATGGAGCAGTGTGTAAACCCTGACTTTTTATGGGTTAAAGACCTTGACTTGATTCCTTACGAACCGAAACCAACACCCCCTCCATTTGAATAAATATGGCAGATAAGCAAGCGGTATTCACACTGAGAGTTGACACAGGCAACTCGGTACAGGATGTTCAGAACTTTGACCAGGCTGTTCAGTCTTTGAACAAAGATCTCAAAGAGACTCAGACAACGGCCTCTCAACAAACTGGCATGGACCAATTCGAGGCCAAGCTCCAGGAGCTCAATGAGAGACTTGAGGCTGGTGGCTTGAGCATGCGTGACATGACCAAGCTCATGAAGGAATATCAGACCTTGGCAGCACAATCAGGATCACAATCACCAATAGGTCAACAAGCCATTCAGAATGCGGCACAATTAAAAGATGAGATTGGAGATCTGAGAGCAGCAACAACGGCCCTTGCATCAGACACAGTAAAGCTGGACACAGCTCTTGCTGGAGTTGAGACAGGAGCAGCTGCATTCCAGGGAGTGCAATCAGCCATTGCCTTGACAGGTGTGGAATCAGAGGCTTTGGTCCAGACAATGGTCAAGCTCCAGGCAGCACAGGGATTGGTTAATGCTGTTCAGACTGTTGCCAACAATCTTAACAAGGATGCCATACTTGGAATTCAGTTGAGATCAGCCCTCCAGAAAGCTCAAAACTTTATTATCTATGGATCAGCTGCGGCTGTGACAGCTGAGTCAACAGCAACCAAGGCAGCAACTGGAGCAAAGGTTGCAATGACTGGAGCCACAACAGCAACAAATATTGCTCTCAAATTATTCAGAGGAGCCTTGCTTGCAACTGGTATTGGTGCCTTGATTGTGGGCCTTGGTTTATTGGTTGCTAATTTTGACAAGGTTGTCAAGTTCATGAAGCCTGTCATTGATGGATTTAAAGCAATTGGAGATGCAATCGGCTTGACAAACTTTGCAGAGGAGGAGGCTCATAATAAAACAGTATCAAGAATACAATCAGAAATAAAAGCCAGAGAGGATCTTGCAAAGGTCAGAGAGGATCAATTTAATTCAAGTCAAAAACAATATGATAGAGAGCTTGAATTGCTAGATGCTCAAGGAAAAGATACTAAAAAATTAACCAAGTTAAAGATTGAGGAATCAATCAAATATCAAAAAGAGAAACTCAAAGAGCTTGAAATTGAAATAAATTCCTCAAGAGAAACGGCTGAACGGCTCAAGAGACTAAGCGCGGCACAAGATCAGAGAGTTATAAGATTTCAAGAAATTACAAAACAAAGGGTTGAATTAATAGAATCAATCAAGGATGCAGAAAATTCTCTTGCTGTAAATGAAGCAAAAAACAATAAAGAATCCGAGGATGCTCAAAAAGAAAGAAATAAGAAAGCCGCGGATGATGCAAAGGCAAGAGCAAAAGAAAGAGCTGATAATAACAAAAATTTAATAAAACAAATTGAGGATGCTCAGATTGAAGCAATTCAGAATGAGGATATCAGAGCAAGAGCAAAATTGTTGAAAGATGCTGAGAGAAGCACAAAAGAAATTAATAAGCTCAAAGCTGATGAGGAGAAAAAAGCAACATTGAAAAAACTAATTGATGAGAAGTTGCAAAGAGATCTCCAGGCTCTTGATAATGCTGCATTAAAAAAACAACAAGAGGCTGAGAAAACAGCTCTTGATTTCAAGATTAAGCAAGAGAGAGAGCTCCTAAAAATGATTGAGGATCTTTCTGAACAGAACTATCTGGCAACATTGTCTGATCAGGAGAGAGAAGTATTGGCTATTCAAGATAAGTATTTCGAGCTTGAGACATTGGCTCAAGGCAATGCAGTTGCTCTCCAGGAGATTGAGATTGCAAAGGCCAATGAATTAAACAACATCAATTTAAAATATCAAGAGCAGAGAGATAAACAGAATGAGGAACAAAGGCAGAAAGATCTCAAGAGAGAACAGGACATCCTGGAATTTAAACTCTTTGCAGCAACAGAAACATTCAAGCTAATCTCTGATGTTGCTGATCTATTTGGCAAAAAGAATGAGAAGGCAGCAAAGAGAGCATTCATGATTCAGAAAGCATCCTCCATTGCACAGGCAACCATTGAAACATACAAGGGTGCCAATGCCATCTTTGCCAGTGCTGCTGCCAATCCATCAAGCATACTCTTTCCAGCACAACCATTCATTGCAGCTGGCTTGGCAATATCATCTGGAATTGTAAATGTGGCTAAAATAGCATCTCAGAAATTTGAAGGAGGAGGCACACCATCAGCATCTGGTGATACAGGATCAGTTCCTAATTTAACAGGAGCCAGTGCATCATCATTCACAGCCAACACCAATGCTCAGACAACAAACTTGTCAACATTAGGACAAGGAGCTCAGCCTGGTGTGAATCTTTCTCAGGTTGTTGTGCTTGAATCAGATATCACAGGAACACAGAATAAAGTAAAATTACAAGAGGCTAAGACCTCTTTTTAAGAAATCAACTCCAGCCTTTGAAAGAAAGGCCTCTCCAGTGCTGAAGCATCCATATATTCTCAGGAATTCGGATGCTTTTGTCACATCTGGCCTGTGCAACTTTACATTCTCACCTGGCTGAGCATTACATTTGTACACATTGAGATATATGCTCTTGATAAAATGGTTGCCATCTTGCCAGTTGATCTGATCAAAGAGCTTGATCAACTTGGCAGAGTTCATCTTGACAGGTTGATGGCATTCATAATTGTTGATAGGGAACTTGTTGTGCATGAGAAATTCAGCTGTGTTTCTTGCGGCCTCTTGATAATGTGCTGGATGATTAGGATTGATCTCCAGGATTCCTTTGAAATATACCACATCAGGACTCCATTTCTCTGAGATATAAAAATCATCATTCATATAAATGAAATCCCCTCCAATGGTCCTGGCAAAAGTCAAGATCCTGTTGGTCACATCAATCCCTCTGATGTTGTTGTATTGAGTGCATGGTATATTGAGAGCTCCAGGCACAGCATCTCCAATGGTGTAAATGGTTGCCTCTGGATATACTCTCTTGATCCAGGCAATTGATTGCATGATGTCAAAGTGATCAGGGCTCCTCTTATATGGATACACAAATACCATTGAACAAAGATACATAATATAATATGATGAGAGAATTGCCAGTTTATGAGATCATGATTGATCTCCAGGATACAGATACAACAGTGTCATTCAATTCATTGGTTGTGCATCCAGCACATGAGAAACTTTTTGACACCTTCTCAAAGCAAAAGAAATATCAATTCAATGATGATGAACAGATCATCACAGGGATTGCCATCTCAGCTGATACTCCAATATATCGGAGAGAGGATGATACCAATGAGGAGTATTATGTTGTGTTCACACCAAAGGCCATCAAAGACATTGTTTTTGATTATGCCAGGAGGAACAATTTCAACAATGTGAATCTTGAGCATGATGAGACAAGAGTTGTTGAGGGCATCTATATGGTCATGAGTTATGTGATTGACAATGAGAAAGGATTCACAGCTCCAGAGAGATTCAAGGATGCAACCAATGGCTCATGGCTTGTGAGCTACAAAGTCACTGACAAGGAAGTTTATGAAGCTGCCAAGAATGGAGTGTTCAAAGGATTCTCCATTGAGGGTGTATTCAACTTGATTGAGACAGGCACAACCATGGAGGAGGAGTTCATGGGCCAATTGTACACAGAGCTCAAGAAGGTGAGTGAATATATCATTTTTTTCAATGACTATCCAGATGCTGTTGTGAACAATGCAAGGAGAGGGATTGAGCTAAATGAAAAGAATGGCAACAAGTGTGCAACTCAGACCGGCAAGATCAGAGCACGCCAGTTGTCACAGAGAAAGAATCTCAGCCTGTCAACAATTAGACGCATGTATTCATATCTGTCAAGAGCAGAGGAATACTATGATCCAGAGGATTCAAATGCTTGTGGCACCATCTCCTATCTATTATGGGGAGGGCTTGCTGGCAAGAGATGGGCCGCATCAAAATTGAAACAAGCTGGCATTTTAGAACAATAACACATAATAAATAAACAATAAAATGAATCAAAATTTCAAGAAGGTAATGGATTTGCTATCCGAAATTAAGGGAGCATTCCACAAAAAAGAGGCCTCAAATTTTGAGCAAGCAACTTTGGTTGATGGTGTGACTGTCATTGAGTATGAAGCTCTTGAGGTTGGGATGCCTGTTTTTGTTGTTGCTGATAGTGAGATGATTCCAGCTCCAGAGGGTACACATGCCTTGTCTGGTGAGATGGAGGGAGTCTCAATTGTGGTTGATGCAGAGGGCATTATCACAGAGATCATTGACACAAGAGAAGAGGTCCAATCCGCAGCTGATCAAGGTGATGAGCAACCAGAGGACTTTGAGGCAATATCAGCTGAGCAATTGCCAGCCGTATTGGAACAAGTCACAGAGGTGATTGCTGAACAATTAGGTCTTGAGATGGACAGAGCTTATGATGTGGCCAGTGCTGTTGTAAACAAAATTAATGAAGCAACAGAGATGGATGCATCATCTGAATTCTCAGCAACAGATGTTGAGAACATAATCAATGCAAGACTTGAATCATTCTCTCAAGCTGTCGAAGGCTTAGCGGAAATGACAAAGGCCATTGCTGAAAGCAATACACAACTTGTGAATGAGTTGAGCTCTTTGAAAAGTGAATTCGAGACTTTCAAAGCACAACCATCAGTTGAAACAAGAGAGAATGAGAAATTCTCCAAAGTTGGTAACTTGACAACCAGACAAGCATTTCTATTAAAAAATAAATAAGTAAAACAATGTCACTAAAAAAAATGATTAAAGACAAGTTTGACTATGATGTGTCAGGCTTAGCGGCTTATGTAGATGAGCAAAGAGAGCAGTTAACTGTTCGTGCCGTAACAGAGGCAAAAACATTACAATACATCACAATCCAAGAAGGTATCAAAGGATCAGAGGAAATCAAGTTACTTGATGACTCAATTGTTTATCAAGCTGGTGATTGTTCAATGACTCCATCTGGAGATACAGTATTCACTGATCGTGCAATTGCTGTTGAGACTCTTGGATTCATGAAATCTTTCTGCAACAAGGATCTTGCTGGATTCTGGACACAGTTAGGTCTTCGTCCAGGTGCAATGGCAGAGGACAAAAACTTGCCATTTGAGCAACAAATTATTGACTATCTTTTGAAGTTACATTCAAGAGAATTGGATTCATTAATCTGGAAAGGTAACAAAGCAACAGGAACTGGCAACCTACAATGGATGAATGGATACCGTCAATTCTTAACAACTGGAAATGGTTGTGTTAACTTGAATTCATCATCAACAGCATCAATCTCAGCATCAAATGCTTATGATGTTTTTTATGAGTCTTTTGAGAACACACCAGCAAACATTGCTGAATCAGCTGATTTCGTATGTTTCACAGGTCGTGAGAATTTCAATTTCTTGATCAAAGATTTAGTTGATCAGAATTTCTTCCATTACTCTCCAGCTGCAATTGCAACTATGGATGAGGTAATTGTACCAGGAACAAACATGAGAGTTGTAAAAGTTAACGGATTGAATGGTCTTGATAATATTTACACAGGTCGTGCATCTGAGTTTGTATTCGGTACTGACTTGAGATCTGACTTTGACAACTTTGAGTTGTGGTATTCTCAAGATGATGATGTTCTTTATTTACGATCTAAATTCAGAGCTGGTGTTCAAGTACCATTCTTGAATCAAATCGGAGTTTGGAACGGAACAGGATCACCTAACTAAAAATAAACAAGGGAGGGGGCAACTCCTCCCTATTGTATAACATTTAATACTTAGAACAGTGAGCTGTAATATGACAACAGGGTACAATGACAGAACATGTACCAATGGAAAAGGAGGAATCAAGAGTGTCATTCTCTTTCCTCTTGGCAATGTAAGTGCATCAACCATCACAAACAATGAGGTAACATCATTGACAGTGACTGGTGAGGTGTTTCAATACAAACTAAAAAGCAACTTGTCAAGCTACACAGCACCAATCCAAGTAAACAAAGACAACGGCACATTGTGGTATACACAAACTCTGACAATGATCTTGGCATCAGACACCAAGGAATTGAGATCAGAGATTCATTTGTTGGCACAAAATGAGGTTGTTTGTATTGTTGAGAAAGCATCAGGAGAATATGTTGCTCTTGGCTTTGGAGAAGGATTGCAGATTGCTGATGGATCAGCATATGGATCAGGAACAGTTAAATCTGATCGCAATGGACATGACCTTGTATTGACAGGAATGGAAAATGATGAGGTGCCAGATGTTGATGCAACTGTTGTTGCAACATTATTGACACAACAATCACCATCAATTTAGTAAGTGAGTTAATAAATAGGTTGAAAGGGAGGGAGTAATCTCTCCCTTTTTTTTAATAACTTAGTTATATGGAAATAAAAGCAAATTTAATTGGCACAAAGGCATGGAGCCCAGTGTTCAAAAAATGGATGATCATTGAGAGAGGCAAGGAGGATTTGTATCTTGCTTGTGGAATTATTGATATCTTTGAAAAGAGAAAACCTAAATTGATAAAAGATGCTAAGGATTCAAAGGAATTCAACATCAACAATGATAGTGACAGTAACGGAGTTGACAACAGTGACTCCAGTTTACTATCTGTTTGAGTTTGAACATCAACAGTCATTTGAGAAAGTATATTGCATTCTGCCAAACATCTCAACAAATATTGAGAGATTTGATGAATTCACCATTGAGGATGGTGTGGATGTGACCTTTCCTTATGATGGATACTATATTTACAGAGTTTATCAGCAAACATCATCCAGCAACCTGGATCCTGATTTGTCTGATGGACTTGTTGAGGAGGGCCGAGCTCATGTGTATGAGATTGACTCTCCATCAAATGAGTACAATGAAAACATAACATTCAACATATATGAGTGATTCAGTTAAAATGACAAGCCTCACATTTAAAAAGGACTATATCAAGCCTGATGAGGAGAAAGATAGGATGCTTGGATTCATAAAATGGGGTAGAAAAAATGACTATCCTTATTTTTTGATTGACCTGTACAATGGATCTGCATGGCATCAAGGTATTATCAAGAACAAAACATACTACATTGCTGGAGGAGGCCTTGAGGTTGTCTCTGGTAATATGCAACCATTCATTGAGAATAAGTATGCAGAGTTTGATATGAATGAGATTTCAGAGATGCTGGCTCATGATTATGAAATGTTTGGAGGATTCTGTGCAATAGGTACTTGGAACAGAGACGGCTCAAGAGTGGCCGTGTGGGAACATGTGGACCTGGACTCAATCAGAGTTGATGAGAGTGAGAGAATGTACTATATCAGTGATGATTGGACAGCAATGCAACAAAGTGCTGAGAAAACGAATCTGAGAGCCATTCCAGCCCTTGATATGACCAATAAGAATGGCAAGTTCATAATATACTACAAAGATCCTGTAAAGAAAACAAAGAAAGAGAAGGGAGTTTATCCCAAGCCTCCATATTATGGTGGCATCACAGCCATCCAAACTGATGTTGATATCTCAAGATTCCACATGCATGAGATTGCAAACTCCTTCAAAGGAGGCACAATGATCTCATTTACTGATGGCTATCCAGAGACACAGGAGGAGGCTGAGAATATCAAGGCTCAAGTGAAAGGCCGAAGTCAATCTGTTGAGGATGCTGGAGAGATTGTCATCACATTCAGTGACAGCAAGGACAAGGCTCCAATTGTACAGAGCTTGAATGGCAATGATCTTGACAAGAGATATGAGACAACTGAGAACAGTGTGCAACAGAATATCTTGGTTGCCCATTCAGTTGTTGCTCCATCATTGTTTGGTGTTGCTCCAGCTGGCTCATTCAATGCAGCTGAGACTGGAGATCTTTATGAGATATTTAAAAAGACTTATGTTGAGTCAAGGCAAAAGAGACTTGAGTGGATGATCAACTACATGGCAGAGCTTTCTGGCTTTGTTGGTAAGGTCAAGCTCAAGGATGTGGCTCCAATTGGAGCAGAGCAACCTGTTGTTGAGGCACCATCAACAGCTGGAGATATACCATCAAATGAGACACAAGTGGATGTTGCTAAATCAGCTCTGAATGGAGCACAGATTGCATCATTGATTGATGTAGTTGCCAAGATAAAAGAAGGATTGTTAACATCAGAGAGTGCATTGAGCATTGTGCTTGCATCATTCCCAACAATTGATGAGGCACAAGCCAGGAGAATTGTGGGATTGCAACCATCAGGAGCACAACAGATGTCATCATGCAACCAACAACATTCATTCTCAGATGATGAGATTGGATACTTTGCTCAATATGGTACACCATCCCATGAGTTCAAAGTGCTTGCATCATATCCAATTGCTTGGGATACTCCATCGGAGGAGGTATTCTCAAAGCAAGAGCAGATTTTTGCGACCATTGGAGAGATAAAAGTTGGCTTAAAAGATATTGACAAGAATGTACTTTCCTTGATTAAGAATGGAGAGGATGGAGTTGCAATATCAAAGGCATTGAACACAACTATTGAGGAGGTTGCAAAGAGTATGAAGAGATTAACTGATTGGGAGCTTATCAGCAAGATGGAGATCACAGAAACAGGCAATACATTGATTGAAGAGATTGAGGTGCCAGCTGAAAGATTTGAAGTTGTATATACATATAGAGAGATTCCAGGCATTCCTCCAGTGATGACTCAATCAAGAGCTTTCTGTCAACGTTTGATTGGCTTGAATAGAAAGTACACAAGAGAGGAAATCAACACCATCTCAATGAGAGTGGACAGAGATGTCTGGAGATACAGAGGAGGATGGTATCACAATCCAGATACTGGAGCCAATACACCTTGGTGTCGTCATGAGTGGGTGCAACAATTAGTAATAAGACAAAGATGAGCACAATGAACTATTTATTATCAGTTGAGAATCTCAAGAAACTTGGCTTGATTCACAACAATACAGATACAAAGCTCCTGGCTGTTGCCATCAAGAGGAGCCAAGACATGCATGTGCAACCAGCATTAGGAACACCTTTGTACAAGGCCCTGTTGAACAGAGTTGAGACATCAACCTGGACACAAGATTACTTGGATCTGATGAATGACTATGTTGTGCCATGCCTTGTGGCCTTTGTTGATTACAGATGTGCCTTGTTGCTCAATGAGAAGTTGACAAATAAGGCTGTTGGCAGAGTGCAAGATGAGAATCTCCAGCCAAATACTGACAGTGAACAAACAGCATTCAGAGATCAGCTGAGAAAGGATGCATATTTCTACAAAGAGAGATTGATTGGATATCTGATGGATGATCAGGGAGTCAAATATCCTGAATATATTGAAGGATGTGAGGACCTTACTTGCAATGAGAATGTAAAGAAAGACAGATCTGGATACAAACCAATCAATTGGCAGATATGAAAGATATCAGAATCAGCAAGAAAAACATTGAGAAATTAAAGAAATACCTGGAGAATGGAAAAAACATTAAACCAGCTCATGAGAGAGCTGGAAACAATAGCAACAGAGCACAGGCAAATAAATGAATTTTTTCAAGGAGATTTCCTTGATGCTGTCAGCAGAGATGCTGTGCAATATCCATTGATGGTTGTGACCTTGCAACCTGGCTCCATGTCAGCAAGATCAGTCAATGTGAGCTTGATTATCACCATCTGTGACAAGTATGATCTCCAGGAATACAGGCAGATCAATGAGATACATTCTGATTGCTTGAGCATATGCAATGACATGAGGATCACATTCCAGCAAGACAGATGGACTGAATTCATGGATGTCAATGGAGATATCCAGACACAACCATTCATCAACAGAGGCCCTGATGTGACAGCTGGATGGACCATGGTTGTCAATGCAAGTATCTTTGATGATGGCAACTGGTGTGCAATACCATATGATCAGTATGACTTTGAGAATGGCAATCCTCCAGCATCTGGTGATTGTGGAGATCTGACAACAACCTACCAGGTTTATGTGAATGGTGTTCTTGAGGACACATTCACACAGGACACAACAACCAATAACACAATTAATATCAACTTATAATGGCAACAACAACAATCAATGTGACAGCACAGGCATATGATACTGTCCAAAATGAGGGAACATCTTTGACTCAGAGAGATACTATTGACTTTCAAGGAGCTGGAGTCACAGCATCAGACAATGGTACCAAGACTGTTGTCACAATTCCTGGTCCAGTTGCAACAACAAACATTGGACTCTTTGCTCAGACAGCTAATAGTACAATAATAACCAACACAACAACTGAGACATCACTAATCAATGGAGGGGTTGGATCATTAATTGTACCAGCTAATGGATTTTCTGTGGCTTATAGTTATCGAGCTGTATTTGGTGGTGTAATGAACGCTAATAATAATCAAACTATTAGAATTAGAGTAAGGACTGGAGGGATTCTTCTTTTGGATAGTGGAATACAGAATCTTGGAAGTAGTGTTATAAATGATGTTTGGTCTTTAAATATTGATTTTACAATTAGACAAATTGGAGCGGCTGGTGTTGCATCAATTGTATCATTAGGTTCATTTCATTACACAAAGACCAACAATGCCTCTGTTCAAGGTTTTGGATTTAATGTAGTGAATAACACTACTTTTGATACAACCATCAGCAATACACTTGATGTCACAGCTCAATGGGGATCTGCTTCCACAGGCAACAACATATATTCTGATATATTCATGCTTAATAAAACATATTGATGGCATTCAATTGGGATAAGATAACAAATGACACCAAGCAATTCATCAAGACTCCATTGGCTGTGATCATGCTGATGGTATTGATGGCCCTTGGATGGAGCACAAGAATGTTGCTCAAGGCGAAGGATGACGAGCTGCACAACCAAGAGTTGAGGATTCAAGATTGTGATGATGAAAGGAAGGCAGATAAAAAATTGATGCAAGAGATACTCTTTCAACAACAACTAAACGACAAACTCAAAAAAGATGGAAAGTAAAGTTTTAATTTTCGCCACATTACTTGGAGCTGGTGGCTTGATATTCACCATGATCCCAGAGGAGAAATACAAAAAGAAGGCAAAGGACAAGATCACAATTGAATCAGAGAAGTATCTTGAGGATCTCAAGCATCAGAATGAGGCCCTTGTTGATTCAATAAAAAAGAGTAAATTAGCAAAGAAAAAACGTAGATAATGCTCACAACAGCACAAGCCATCAAGAAGTATGGCACACCAAATGAGACTGGAGCTGGTTATTTAGTGACCTTGACATTGCCATATCCAATGAGATTGGCATGGGATACTGATGAGACAGTTACCAGGATGAGATGTCACAAGCTGGTTGCTTCCAAGTTTGAAGCTGTATTCAAGGAATTGCTTGACACATACGGCTTGGCTCGCATCAAGGAGCTTGGGATTGACTTGTTTGGTGGGTGTTTCAATTTCAGAAAGATGAGAGGAGGATCTGCATGGTCCAAGCATTCCTGGGGAATTGCCATTGACCTTGATCCAGCTCGCAACACATTGAAGGAAACAAGGGCAACAGCTCGCTTTGCAAGAGCAGAATATCAGCCAATGATTGACATTTTTTACAAGCATGGATTCATCAGCCTTGGTGTTGAGAGAAATTTCGACTGGATGCATTTTGAAATTAAAGCATAAGATATGAAAAAACCAGGTAGGCCAAAAAAGAACTTAAACATCAACATTGACACCAAGAAGGTTGATGTAAAAGTGACGCGAAAAGATGGCAAGACAGACATTAAAATTGACACACCAAAGGTTGATGTTGATATACACAGAGAAAAGGGCAACAACAGCCTTAAAATAGATTCTGAGAAGGTTGATGTTGAGGTCACAAAAGGTGATGTCAAGGTTGATGTCAATGATCAGAGCAATCTACTTGGCAAGATAGTCAAGTGGATATTTAGAAAGAGGCTATAATTTAGCAGTTTATTCCATATATGTTTTGAGCCCTGGAGAAATCTGGGGCTTTTTTATTTAGAATGATTCTAAATTTCAATAAATTCTAAACAATTTGTTAAATATTATTTTCATATATGAAACAAAAAACATACTTTTGAGTATTAATTTAAAAAACAACAGATATGGAAGATTTATTATTTCAATGTTCAACATGTGATGGTCGGAGGATTCTTGACTATTCAAACAGCCCAGAGCCTTGGGTTGGTGAGTATGGTGCATGCTATGATTGTGATGGCAAAGGTTACAAATATCATGATGATGAAGTCAATCAGAGAATTGATGACATTGACTCCTTGATTGAGGGCATGATGACCAGGCTTGCTTATATGAGCAAGATGGCAATGGAGTGCAAGAGAGGAGGACTTGACAACCTGGTGAACAAGTACACCAACAGAATGGATACTTGTGCAAGAGGCCTTGCAAGATTGAAGGCGTACAGAACTAAATTGATTGCATTATGAGACAGTTTATTCCAAGAGATGCAGATCAAAGGGAGTTTGTGATTTGTATTGTTGTCATCCCTGTGATGATATTACTCACCATTTTAGCCGCAACATTATGAGCTCAGCTGATTATGAATACTGGTGGCAGAGGTCAGGCAGATTCAATATGGAACTATTTAATAACTATTTAAGAGCAAAGAGAAATGCAGAATTTCAAAGTAACATACAAAGTAAAGGATGGCAAATGGATCAAGTTGACCAGGATCATCCAAGCCAACAGCCCAGAGGATGCTGTCAAACGCATGGACATGTGGCCTCCGTTAATAATTAAAGTTGAGAGAGATGGAAAGATTTAAACAATACAGAGTATGGCTTGAGGATTCAGTTGAGCCAGAAGGTGGATTCTGGTGGCATTGCTACCTTGACAATAATGGATGCTTGCAAGATTACAATCATCCTGATGATGAGCCAGACACATTGCAATGGTACCTTGATCATGGATACAAAGTGGAGGAGCTATGAAAAGAGAATTCCTCCTCAACTTGATTGACAAGTACAATCTTGCCAACAACAATAGACAAGAGTCAGAATGTTACAAGAGATACTATCTTTATTACTTGCTATCCAGGACAGGAATGGGGTGCAGTTCCATTGGCAGAGCATTTGGAAAGGACCATGCAACAGTATTGTATGGCATCAAGCAACACAAGAAATGGTACAAGCTCAAGGATCAGAGATATATGGACACAATCAAGCAATTGATGGATGAGCTCCTGATGTTTGAATGTGAAATGCAATACATTCCAGTGACCATCAAAAAGAGGGGTGTGAACTACGACATCACTTTCACACTGGAGATTGACAAGGATATGGCACAATCATTTGAAGGTCAAACAACTCTGAATGAGATAGTTGCAAAGTTTATTGAAATCAATACTTTAAGTAAGGTGTGAACTGTGAAAGGGATTTCACACCTAATAAAGAGAAATTTTAAAGAGTATAAAAAAACTATTTTTTTCTCCAGGTGTGAAATTTTCACACTAAGGCTCTGAAAGCCTTATAAACATTAGAAAATAGGTGTGAAATTAGGTGTGAAATTAGGTGTGAAATTTAGTGTGAATTTCACAGTAAACTAGAAAAATAAAAAAAATGAATCAAGAATCAAATTATTGTTATATTTGCAACATGCCACCACAAATTAATCAAGATATTTTTTGCCCTGTCATTGAAGGATCAGCTGTGGTGGCACCTGGATATGGTGGGGCATTCCTATTTGATAAACCATGCTAATACCATTAACACATGCCAAGAAACTTATTGACATTGGATATTCTCTCATTGTCTCTGATGATCTAAAAAGACCAATTGGATCCTGGAAAGAATGTCAAGAAAAGGCATTCACCAAGGAACAATTTGAACAGAAATACTATTCTGAAAAGGCTAATTATGTTGGCTTTCTGACTGGATACAATGAGATTGAGGTCATTGATGTGGATCTCAAAGTATTCGCAACTCTCAAAGAGCAGAATGATTTCTGGAATGAATTCCTCCAGTTACTCAAAGACAACATTGATGACTTTGATCTCAAGTTCACAATTTACAAGACAATCAATCAGGGATATCATATCCTATACAAGACCAAGAATGTGCAAGGCAACACCAAGATTGCAAGACTCAAGGACCATTCAGAGGCTGTGATTGAATCAAGAGGAAAGGGAGGATATTGTGTTGTGTACACTAACAACATCACAGAGCTCACATACTTGGATGTCAAGCATATCTCAGACAAGGACAGAGAAATACTCTGGACAATTTGCAAGATGTACAACTGGACTGGTGATGAAGAGGTGAAAGAGGAAGTAACTGAGCAATATGAAAGCACATTAACACCTTGGCAAGATTACAATGAGAGGGTGTCAATATGGGATATCATCTCTGATGATTTCACAATTGTCTCAAAGACTCATGACAAAGATATCATCAAGAGAAATGGAGGAACATCTCCTCATTCTGGATATATTTACAGGAACACTGGATGCATGTATCTATTCTCAACAGGCACAATATATCCTCATGAGCAGTTGATCACACCATTCAAGGCATACACATTTAAATGTCATAACGGTGATTTCACAGCATCAGCAAGAGAGATATATGCTCAAGGATATGGAGCCAGGAAAGAGAAAAAAATTAAGATACAACCTATTGAGCTCAAGACTAATGTTCAAAGAGTGCAATTTCCTATTGATATATTCAGCCAAGACATACAGCAATACATCATCCAGAGTGCTCAGACATTAGGGCTCTCCATTGATTACATGGGCTGTGCTTTCCTTTGGTCCATGTCGGTGTGTATTGGCAACTCATTTATTGTTGAAATCAAACCAGGATGGAGAGAGACAGCAACATTGTGGCTGGCTGTTGTTGGTAAGCCAGGGATTGGAAAGACACCGAGCTTGAATCAGATCATCTTTCCATTGCAAAAATTAAATATCAGAAAACAAAAAGAATTCCAAAAAGAATATGCCAAATATGTAGAATATGAGAGACTTGACAAGGATGCAAAGAAATATGTTGAGGAGATAAAAAAGCCAAGATCTGAGCAATTCATTGTTGGTGATATTACTCTGGAGGCATTGATTGACTTGCATGAAACCAATCCAAATTGTATTGGAGTTTTCAAGGATGAGCTTGCTGGATGGTTTAAGGATATGAACAAATATAGGGCTGGATCAGATCTTGAATTCTGGCTGTCATCCTGGAATGGTCAGAGCATATCTCTGAACAGAAAAACATCCAAAAGTGCATTTGTTGACAAGCCATTCATTCCTGTGATTGGAGGTATTCAACCAGATATATTTGAGCAATTTGCAACAGGAGTAAACAAAGAGAATGGATTCATTGACAGAATGCTCATAAGCTATCCAGAGCTATCTGTTGAGAAATACAACACCAATGTTCTTGATTATGAATTGATGTCATGGTATGAGAATTTTATGATCAGACTCAAGGAATCAATTGCAAAGAACTTTTTTAGAACTGATGAGAAAGGTGAGATCATTCCACATGTGACAAGATTCTCTCCAGAGGCCAATGAGCAATGGATCAGAATTCATGACAAGATATCTGAGATGCAGAATTCAGATGATGAGAATGAGTACATGAAATCAATGTTGCCAAAACAAAAAAGCTACATTCCAAGATTCTCAATGATATTGAATATCTTAATAAGCTCAGAGGATGGATCAGATGCTTTGTCAATTTGTGAGGAGGCAATGTTGAGAGCTGAGAGACTCAGTGATTATTTTATCAACATGAGTAAACTTGTCAAGCAAGATGCTCAAGAGAAGGCAGATCTAAGGAAATTGGCAAGTCATGGCACAAATAAATATGAGCAATTCCTGGCAATGTATCAATCAGATCCTGAACTGAACAGAACAACAGCATCAGAGATTCTCCAGGTGAGCAGAAGGACAGTGATAAATTGGATAACTAAAATAGAGAAAAAATGAAACAGACAGCAGTAGAGTGGTTGGTTGATAAATTAGAAATATTTGCAACTGAACAAGAAATGAATATTATTGAACAAGCCAAAGTAATGGAAAAGGAGCAGATAGAAAATGCGTATGTATATGGTGCTGCTTATGGAATTGATGTGCCAAATAATTTAATTCCTAACACATACTACAACGAAACCTTTAAATCAGAGTAACGTTCCGAGTATTGCCGATGGTGGGGCATTATACCACTAAAGTTTAATTTATAACCAAAAGTTTAAAATATGCACACAAGTTCAAGTTTAGATGTCCGCCCCACTATTGGCAATACTATGTTAGTGGCAGCCTTTCCCGGTACTGGAAAGTCACACTATTGTAATGTAGATGTTGACTATATGCCACAAGGATTTGCAACAGATAGTGATAGTAGTAAGTTTGATAAAGCCAATTTCCCTGAAAATTACATTAAGCATATCAAACAAAAGATTACAGAAGGATATGCAAGGGTATTTATAAGCAGTCATAAAGATGTAAGAGATGCACTTGTTTTAAACAATTTGCCTTTTGTTTTGATATACCCTGCAAAGGATTTGAAACAAGAATACATTGAACGCTACAAACAACGTGGTAATAATGAAAAGTTTATACAGTTAGTGTCTGATAATTGGGAAAATTGGATTGATGATTGCAAGGCTCAAACTGGATGCTTTCACATTGAATTAAAGAGTGGTCAATTTGTGGGTAATGTCGTCTAAGGTTGCCACTAACGGTAGACAGCTTGGCGCATACTTCAGTTGCGCTAAGGTGTGGTTATGCTTAGGTGCGGAAAATAGAATGTAAAACTTTAAAATTTAAATAAAATGTCAAAAGAAGTAAATATCAAAATAACTCCCGATGGATGGGAATGCGAGGTGAAGTTAGGAACCAGAACTTTCAAAGAGGTTCATGTTTCTACATCACTTGGAAGCAAGTGTACAGAAGGCGAATTTGAAACAGACCACGAAATACAAGAACAGTTGTACGAAGCACTAAGCGGAATGACTTTCTATGAGATTATGCAAGGATTGAAACGGAATCGGGAGTTTGAATAGAACCAAGCACTTGAGCATAACACCAAAGCAGGTGAAGTTTTAATTTCACTTGCTGACTGTTATCCGCAGTTTTAATTGCGGAAGTTATTAACCTTTAAATCAGAATAGAATGAGCAGTGAAGATATTGGATTTTGTATTGTTTATGGAGCAATTAGTGTTTCAGGATTTTGTATAGCAATTCACTATTGGTATTACCAATTATTTAAAAAAAGAAATAAAAACCTTTAAATCAGAATAAGATGAAATAGTCAGGTGGCGGAATGGTAGACGCTGAGTAGGAATGAGTAGACCCGTAAGGGCGTAAACATTTCGATTGCGGATAGCGCACTCAAAAAACAATTAAAAGGTTCCGATACGAGGGCGCATACAGGTTCGAATCCTGTCCTGACTATTTTTTTTATTAACCTTTAAATCAGAATAAGATGGAAAAAAAATACTTTATTATTGAGGTCGGAGAGGATATGCATGAGACAATTCTCTTTGATATTATGGATAAGCTAAAAGAGGAAGGTCACTACTTTGTAGCTAATTGCACAACAAATGCAAATCAATTTGATGTCAAGAGAGTGACAGAGGATGAATTCAATAAATTCACTGATTATGAACAAAGCCAACAGAGATAAACTCAAGGCCCTTGAGCTTGAGCAACTGAAAGAGAGATATCCATCCATGAGAGAGGAGATGATTCCATTGACTGACTGGAAAGATAATTCAGCCAACAACCTGACCAAGTGCATTATCTTTTGGATCAAGGCAATGTCAGGACAAGCTGAAAGAATCTCCAATCAAGGGCAATACAGAGCTGGCAACAAGATACAAGTTGGTGATACATTCAAGCAACTCCCTGGCAAGTGGACTCCAGGAACAGGCACCAAGGGCACAGCTGATATCTCAGCAACCATCAGAGGCCGATCAGTTAAGATTGAGGTGAAATATGGCTCAGACAGGCAATCAGATGCTCAGAAAGCATATCAACAAGATGTTGAGAGAGCTGGAGGCACATACTACATTGCGAGAAATTTTGATGACTTTGTATTGTGGTATGAAAGTTTTTCATTACATTTGTAAAAATTAATAACATCATATATGGAAAATCAATTAAATTTTGACATCCCATCAACATCAGAGAAGTTGAGGGCAAAGAAAGCTGATCCAGTTACTGGAATCAGTTTGTACAGCAAGCTCCACAGAGCAAAGCTGAGCATTGGAAAGGTTGTTAAGAATGCAACGAATCCACATTTCAAGAAATCATATGCAGATATCAATGCTCTCCTGGAGACTGTTGAGCCAATCTTGCATGAGAATGGCCTGTTGTTATTGCAACCAATCCATGACACAGTGCTTGTGACTCAGATTATTGACATTGATTCTGGTCAGATGATTGAATCATGGTTGTCATTGCCATTGATTACAGATCCACAAAAGATGATCAGTGCAACAACTTACTATCGGAGGGCAACATTACAGGCAATCCTGGCATTGCAAGCTGTGGATGATGATGGCAAAGAGGTGTCAAATAGCAAGAAAGAGCTGCCATCAATAACTGATGAGAGATTCTCAAGTGCTCTTGCTGCCATTAAAAAAGGCACATACACTGTTGAGTCATTGAAAGAAACGTACAAACTAACACCAGAACAGGAGGCACAGTTATGATATTTAGATGTTCATCATTACCAAAGCTCATGACTAATCCAAGGAAAAAGTCTGAGAGTTTATCAGAGACAGCCAAGAGTTTATCAGATACAGCCAAGAGCTACATCAAGCAATTGGCAAAAGAGAATTTCTATGGATATACCAGCAAGGTTGAGACCAAGCAAATGAGAAAGGGCACAAAGTATGAAATGGAATCCATTGCTCTGGTCAATTCAGTTTGGTTTGGTAGCAACTTTGTCAAGAATCAATTGAGAGAGAATCAAGGATATCTCTCAGGACATCCAGATATCATCACTGATGATTCCATCATTGACATCAAAACATCCTGGAGCCTTGAGACCTTTCCAGCCTTGCCAGAGGATGCTGATTCCTATGAATGGCAAGTGAGAGGATATATGCACCTGTTCAACAAGCCAAGAGCATTTGTGATCTTTTGCATGATTGACACAGATGATGAGCTCTTGAGTGACTGGGACAATAGAGATATTCACAAGGTATCTCATATTGATCCAACCAAGAGAATCACTGTGGTACAATATGAGAGAGATGAGATGAAGGAGGAGTTGATGCTATCCAGATTGAGAGATGCATCAGAGTTTTATTCACAATATATGCAACAATTAATAAATAAGTAAATATGAGTTATGAAGTAAAGGGCATCTTGCATGTCAAAGGAGAAACACAACAGAGATCTGAGAAGTTCTCAACAAGACCATTCACAATCAAAGTGATGGATGACAAATATGAGCAATTCATCACATTTGAGCTACTCAATGACAGAACAGATATAATTGATCCATTTGGAGTTGGTGAGGAGATTACAGTGTCATTCAATCTCAAAGGCAGAGAATGGAAAAGCCCACAAGGAGAGGTCAAATATTTTAACACATTGGAAGCATGGAAAGTGCAAGGCATTTTTTAATTGCCCTAAAAGATGGAGAGAGTATCAAGGACTGGATGATTCGAGAAACTCTCTCCAGGCTTTCCAGGAGATACAAGGCCATTCACTTGGCCGAGGACCTTGCTGTCAATCCATCCAAGATCCACAGATTCCTCACTGGCAAGAATGTCAATGATGACTTTTATCAGAGATGGTTTTCTTGGTATGTTAAAAAGCAATAACTTAGTGATGTGGAATTCTGGAAAAAAGAGGCTTATATCATCGCAAACAAGATCACAGGAGGAAATCACCTTCACCATGACCTTGTGCCCCATGTCTATCTACTATTGGCAAAGCTCAACATCAAAGAGCAAGATCTCCCTCGTGTATTTGCCAGATGGGCATACAACCAATACAACTGGAAAGAATCAAAGTTCAACCAATTGTACAGAGGATCAGTGCCCATACCAGAAGGATTTGATAAAATAGCAGAGGAGGATGTGTACAATGAGACTCAATACCAACAGATCCTGGATGCTTACCTTGAGCAATCTCCTGACAATGATGAGGAGCTGTTCTGCAAAGAGATCACCAAGATGAGACTCATGGGCATGACTTACAGAGAAATCAAAGGCCTCACAGGAATCAACCTGGATACTATAAACAAAGCAATTAATAAATTCAAATATGATATACATCATTCCTCTTTTATCAGTGGGGATTGCCAGAGCTCTCCTCACTTTTCAGATGCCAGACATCAAGCCATTTAATTGCCAGAGCTGCATGTCATTTTGGACAACAGTGGCAATCTTTTCCATGTATGAATGGAGGCTCTGTGCCCTTGGTTTCATCTCATATCTAATCAGTGACTTAATCTTGATCTATGAAAATAAGTAACGAGCTCCAGACACAAGTGGACAGATATGTCAAGACAAGATCCTTTGCTCTTGATGCTCCTCTCAAGAGAGAGCTGGCACAATGGTATAAATATGCTGGATATGGTACACTAAACATTGGTTGTGGTACTTGCATCAGAAATGCTATGCAGAAACTCAGCAACTATTATCTGACTGAGATGGCACCAAAGAGCCCTAAGATTCATTTCATTGGAGTCAAGCAAGAGTCAATCACAGCCATGACCTTCAATCAACTCAAGGCAGAGGCCAAGAGGAGAGGCATCAACATGCCAAACACATCAACCAAGCAAGACTTAATACAAGCCCTCTCATGAAACTTTGTGCTCCAATCCCTGTTTTTGGCCGTTTTCCTCTTGTCAGACTCACTATCTCCAGATTGATAAGGCAAGGAGTCATTCCGATAATTATGGGCCATGAGAGAGAAGCTCTTGACATTGCCAATGAATTGGATGTTGAGTTCATATCAATCAGCAATGATCCTCTTGGCAACAAGTGGAATGCTGGATTCATGGCTTGCAAGAGTTACAATCCTGATGGAGTCATATTCATGGGCTCCTCTGACTGGGCATCTGATGATTACATTCAATCAGTCAGTGATGCTCTCAATGACTTTCCATTCATTGGAATGCTTGGCTGTCACTTTGCAGATGTATCTGATGAGGTGAGGCTGGTCCATTGGCCAGGATATCTCAAAGGACAACGGCAATATGAGCCAATTGGCATTGGCAGAGTGCTCAGATCTGATATCCTTACCAAGATGAACTGGTGCCCATTTGATCCAAGGCTGTCATCAGGACTTGATTGGTCAATGTATCTCAAGGC